CTTGAAATGGGCGAGAGTCAATATCGCGCCGTATGCCAAAACCCGACGTTTCCCGACGCAAAGCCGGGCGGTGAAATCGGCTGCGGGGCGGCGCTGGGCTTGGCTGAGAGTATGCCCGGCGGGGCCGACGAAAGCGACCTATTTAGCGCGGGGGCGCGGCGGGGTCTCGACGGCGCGCTTTCGGTCTTGAAGGGGGTGCCCGGGTGGGCGGCGGCCCAGGCGGGGTGGTGCGAGGGTGGGGCATGGGCTTGCCACGCGGGCCGTGGCGGGCCTGCGGCGGGGTAGGTGAGGGCGTCGGGTGGACGAAAGAAAGCCCGCGCTAGGCGGGCTGTGGGGTGGCTTGCTGAGTGCGTCAGTCTGAGGCGGGTGCGTCGGTCAACTGGTAGGGCCTGAACGTGCAGACCTTGCGGCCTGCCTGGTCGTTGATCGCATTGCCTATCGCGGTCTGGAGCGGGGTGATCTCGTTGCGTGCGAATACTGTGGCGGCCTTCTCAACGTCACCAAATCCACCTGTGTTGTTGGGCAGCATGCCCATCAGCTGTGGGGGTACGCGGTGCGCTGCCAGTATGTCGTCACGACTCAAGTTCTTTATGTTCAAGAAGTCGTCCTTTGCCGCGACCTCACTGATGGGGATCAGTTGAATGCCGTCCTTCTTGCCGCCGGGGGCGTAGTAGAAAAGGTTTCGGAAGTTGCCGCTGCCTTTTGTCTGTGTGAGCTGTGACTTCATCATTTCAATGTCATCTTGGCTCTGGGACTCATCAGTGACATAGAGAATGAAGCCTGCATGAGCGCCGTTGGCGTAGTAGCGACGGCGGAACAGTGTGGCGGATTCGTTGAGGATTGCAGATTGGAGTGCGCCGAGATAGGGGGGGACACCATAGATTTCTTGGTGCAGGTCAGGCTCGAGCAGTTGAATGATGGATCCGCGCTCGAACTCGTAAGGGCTTTGCAGATCGTGGACAAAGAAGTTGCGGGCGGGGTCGATGCCACGCCTTACATACTTACCGAGCGTGTGCTTCAGTTCCAGCAGGCCGCCAAGGCGGTTGTATCGACGTTCAAGATAGCCGTTGCCAAGCACCATGTAATCGAGAGCGAGAGCTTTGAATGTGCCAGCGCTGAGCCACTGAGATGGCACAAGCGTGCTCGTCAATACGTTGACCTTGAAACGGAGAGCGCTTTCGTGGTGCGCTCCAACGTGTAGCAGTCGGGCGAGAGATGCTTGGCTGATGGGTGGCTCGTACCAATCACCGCTCTCCATGCACTCGGCATACTCCAGCAGTGCAGAGCGGCCGCCGATGACCGGCTCTGGATCGCCTAGCTGAAAGGTGAACGATTGACTTGGGGCCGCCGCGCGTGCCGGTGTGCTTGGCGTCGCGCTAAGTGGTGCCGGAATGCGAGTGTGGTTCTGCTTGTGGTTCTGGCGTGTGCGTTTTGGCATGTGGATCAATCGGAAGAAACGGTGATGAAAGAGCGGCCGGTGCTGGTGGCCATGTCGGTGCCTGCATCCAATGCCTCATTGCTCAGGGCGTTGAGCAGTGCCCAGCCAAGGTCGGCGTGGCCGGTTGATTTGCTGCGGCCTGCGGTGTAGGTGACGCTTTTCCCGCTAGGGGTGAGTTCGCGCTTGATGGCCATAAGGTGGCTCATCAACTCTCGCAGCAGTGCATCGAATTCCAATCGACCAGCCTTGATGACCTGTTGAGCCTTGAGAACCATCATGGTTTTGTTTTCAACGCTGTACTGAATACCACGAGCACGCGGGAAGAACTTCAAGACCAGTTGATAGACGGCGTTGCCGAGGCCGGTTCTGTCAATGGTGATGTTCGTCACGTTGTAGCGCTCGGTCACTTTCTTGATGGCTGCGGCCTGTGCTTCAAAGTCGGCCCCTTTGAACTGCAGTGTTTCGAGGACGCGAAAGCGGCCGCCGGGAAGCGCGGGCGGCGCAAGAACGACAAGGCCGGCATGGTCCCCTGTGTCGCTGGGGTCGTATCCGATCCAGACTGGCGCATAGCCAAGCGGCCGCTGTGCAAACTGCTTGTAGTCGCTCCAGACTTCCCACGTATCGACCATGCAACCCTGCAGGGACGAGAGCGGAAAAACGCTGAATGTGTCGTCAACAAATCCGCACATCAACAGGTTGGCGAATTCCTCGTCTGAATATTCGAGCTTCAGCTCTTCGAGGTCGAACAGATCGCAGCCACCATTGAGCGCGTCGATGATGGTGGCGATGTTGCGCCAGACCTTGTCCTCTCCGGTGAAGCCTGTGCCGAGGCGCGCATGGGTCAAATCCAGATCGATGCCGAGCTTCTTTTTCAGGCGCTCGCCACTCCAGAATGCATAGGCTTGGTGCTGGATGCTTGAAGGCGTACTGAAGTACGTTTTGCGCCATTTCTTGTGCATGGCCATGCCGCTGGCCACCTTGTTGAGGCGCTCGAAATCGCTGGTCCAAAAGAACTCATCGAAATAGAAATTGCCGTGGTATCCCTGCGCGGTGCGTGCGTTGCTGCCGAGGAAATAGAGGGTCACACCGCTGAAATCGTCGGTGTTCAAAACCAGCGGGTCACCCTTTAATTCAATACCGCACACCTCATAAACAAAATCAAAAATGTATTGCCGGAAGATGTGCGCCTGCGCGCGGCTGGCGGACAGGAAAATTTCATTTCGCCCAGTTTCGAGCGCATCAATCAGGGCTTCGCGGGCGAAGTACCAGGTTGCGCCGATCTGGCGAGATTTCAGAATGGCGCGCGTGCGTTCGTGAGCATTCTCTGCCCATAGCAGCTGATGACCGAAGAGGCTTTCGCGGAACGCATTTTTCAGCTTGGCGATGTTCTCGGCACTGAAAAAGTTCTTCGGTGCGGTTTTCTTTGGCGCTGCATTGCGCCGCTCGATGTTCGGATTCAGATCGACTTCACGCCCGGTCTTTTCATACTTGCCGATGCGTGCAAAGCGCTCCAGCTGGCGTCCAAGCAAATCGATTTCCTTGATGTCGCCGCCGGTCTTTTGCTCCTTCATGATGAGGCACACCATGCGCGCTTCGAGCGTGCATTCCACGCGGTGCGTGGGTGTCGCCTCGTTCCACTTTTCCGCCTTGAGCCAACCGTGCAAGGTGCCGCGCGGAATACCCAAGTGCTCGGAAATGTGCGACAGTTTCCACCCCTGCCAATACAGCGCGCGTGCATCACGTCGCTTGCCTGCGCCGCCATCGTTCACTGGGCTGGTGTCGCCCTTCGGCAGGCCGTTGTACTGGCTCACCACCTGGTCATGCAATGCGGCGGCTTGCCGGGCCATCGTTGTTTTGGATGGCTTGGCCTTGATGCGTTGAGCGGTGTGCGCGGCGTTGTCCTGCGCGACTTTCTTTGACATGCCTGCCAGTGTCTGCCGCGCGCGCGCGGAAATCGACAAACAAAAAATGTGATGTGCGCAGCCACAGGCCGCGCCAATTGCGGCCATAGAGACATCTGCGGAACATAGGCGGTGAATCAACTTTTCACCACCGAGGGCCGAACATGGCAAAGAAATTCTTTCGTGTAGCTGTCGCAGGGGCAACCATTGACGGCCGAACAATCAAACCAGAATGGCTCACGCAGGCTGCAGCCAACTACGACAGGGACGTGTATGGCGCCCGCGTTTGGGTGGATCACCTGCGCAGCTCCTGGGCTGACAGTCCGTTCTCGCCAAAGGGCGATGTGATTGAGCTGAAGGCCGAAGTTGTCAAGGGAGGCAAGCTCGATGGAAAGATGGCACTGTTTGCCGCCATCGATCCATTGGCAGACCTGGTAAAGCTCAACAGGGCCGGGAAGAAGATCTATACCAGCATCGAAATCGAACCGCGTTTCGCGGACACCGGCGAGGCGTACGTGATGGGGCTGGCCGTTACGGACGAGCCGGCCAGCTTGGGAACTGAGATCCTCAAGTTTCACGCCAAGAAAGATCCCGAAAAGTTCCGAAGTGAGTACGTCGAAATTGACATGCAAGGCATGGACGATGACGGCGATGAAGAAGAGGAAGAGGAGGAACGCAACGTCAACCGACCGGCCAAAAAATCCAGTGTGCTCTCCAAGGTGCTGGGTAAGTTCCGAAAGATGAACGGCCGCCAGGAAGATGTAGAAAAGTTCAACGCGCAAGCGGTCGAGCTGATGGAGGAGGCCGCCGAATCTGTCGAAGAACTGCAAGACCGCGTGAACAAGCTGGAGGCCGATAACAAGTCGCTCGTCAAGAAATTCACCAAGCTGCAGGCTGCATTCGATGACCAGACAGAAAAGCTCAGCAAGCAGGATGGCAGCGGCAAGCAGCGGCCGGCGGCAACCGGTTCGGAAACCAGCGAAGAACAGGCCGATTGCTGATTGCGCAGCCGCTTAAAAGCCGTCAACGAAACAACGCAACAGGAACACTGACATGCAGAACGCAACACGCGAAAAATTCAATGCCTACATGGAGCGTCAGGCCGAACTCAATGGAGTGAGCGACGCACGGGTGCAATTCAACATCATCCCGTCCATCCAGCAGACGCTGGAAAACAAGATTCAGGAAAGTAGCTCTTTCCTGCAGTCGGTGCAGATCATGCCAGTGGACCAGATCAAGGGCGAAAAGCTGGGTATCGGCACCGATGGCCCCATCGCCAGCCGCACCGACACGGATGTGAAAGACCGTGAAACCCGTGATGCTGCATCGCTCGGCGGGCAGGGTTACGAATGCTTCCAGACCAACTACGACACGCATGTGAAGTACGCGACGCTGGACGGCTGGGCCAAGTTCAAGGACTTCCAGATGCGTCTGTCGCGGGCTATCCAGAATCAATGTGCGCTGGATCGCATCATGATCGGTTTCAACGGCACCGGCGCTGCTGCGACAACCAACCGCGCGGCCAATCCGCTGCTGCAGGACGTGAACAAGGGATGGATTCAGTACCTGCGCGACAACGCGGATGAGCGAGTGATGGACGCGGGTAAGGCGGCCGGGAAAATCGTCATCGGCAAGAGCGCTGCCGCTGATTTCAAGACGCTGGATGGTCTGGTGTTCGACGCGGTCAATAACCTCATCGATCCGTGGCACCGCGAGTCGGGTGATCTGGTGGCGGTCGTCGGCCGTGGCCTGATGCATGACAAGCTGTTTCCGCTGGTGGACAACCAGACGGCCCCCACTGAAATTCTGGCCGCCAGCATCGTGCGCAGCCAGAAGCGTCTGGGCGAGCAGCAGGCCGTGACGGTTCCATTCATGCGTCCCGCATCCATCTTCATCACGAGCCTGACCAATCTGGCGATTTACTACCAGTCCGGTGGCCGTCGTCGTCACATCATCGAGAACCCGCGCCGCAATCGAATCGAGACATACGAAAGCAGCAACGACGCCTACGTCATTGAAGACTTGGGCAAGGCTTGCTACATCGAAAACATCGAGTTCGAAGCGGACTAAGCGCCACGCCTGCGGATGGCGGCCTGTTGAAAAAATGGGCCGCTATTTGCGGGCTTGCAAAGCAATAAGGCGGGGAACCTCATGCGACAAACACCGGCAATGATGAGCTACATGCGCAAGCTCGCGGCCAAGCAACAGGCGCAAGCTGACGCCGCCAACGTCCACGGCGAAACAGTGGGCGAGGCCTTCGAGTTGATGATGATGCAGCTCCATCAGCATCGCCGCGACCTCAAGGAAATCAAATCCATAGAAGCCAAGGTCGATGCCAAGCGCACGCTGCTGCCGCTGTACGACGCCTATGTCGATGGCGTGCTGCATGCGCGGCCGGGCACTCAAGATCAGGTGATTGCCTATGCGATGGTCTGGAGCTTGGATGCGGGTCTTTACACGCGCGGCATTGACATCGCGGAGTACATGCTGGCCACCGGCGTGAATCCGCCGGATGACTACAGGCGCAACGTGGCCACGATCCTGCAGGACGAGATTTCCACTGCTGTATGCGATGGCAAGCTGCTGGGCGAGGACGCCATGCAGACGATCCGCCGTGTGATGGATCTGACCAACCAAGCGGACACGCCAGACCAGCCCAAGGCTCGGCTGTGCAAGGCGGCGGGCTGGGCGCTCATCGGCAAGACCAGCACCAGCGATGCCGATATTGCCAAGCTGTCGCCAGAGGTGTGCGAGCAGGCGCTGCCCTATCTGGTGCGAGCTATCGAGCTGGACAAGTCCGCAGGCGTGAAAAAAGACATTGAGCGTTTGGAGCGGCGAGTCTCCAAATCCTCATAACCGAGCGTACCCCGCGCCGTGGCGGCCCCTTGGCGAGGCAGCATTGATTTGCCTGCCTGATGCCAAGGGCCACCGCCACACCTATTCCTGACCGTCCGAAATCGAGAGGCCTGCATGTCATTCACCGCCACGACCAACCCGCCAGCCAAGGGCACCGAGGGGGTGGTACGCAATGACGGTTGGTTCCCGGACATCGACCCGGAGCGCTTGCGCGCAGATGCCCGCATTGAAAGCACGGTCACGCCTGCGCGCCTCACAGAGGCAATCGAGGCCGCCATGTGGGCCATCAATGCCGAGTTGCGGGACTGGCGCGAGTTGCAGGAATCGCTGGGGTTTGAAACGCTGGTCGATGTACCGGCCGCGATGCTCGGCAAAGGCGGTGCTGTGGAGAGTGTGCGCGTGAAGCAATACCGGCATGCCATCAAGTGGGCGGTGCTGGCCGAGACAGCCGAGGTGGCGCGAGACATGTCAACGTTGCCGCAGGGCTCGGGAAAGGAAGCGCGAGTGACCAGCGGTATCGAAGTGCGCGTCTCTGGTTTCAATCAGCGGCTTCGCTGGGCAATCGCGGATTTGCAAAGCCGTTCGCGTGTGATTGCAGAGCTGATATGAGCGATGTACCGCAAAGCACCATCGTTCGCGCACATCAGCATGAAGTGCTCGATGCCTTGCTGTGGCGCACGGTGGGCACCACGGCTGGGAGCGTGGAAGCAACCCTTGAGGCGAATCCGGGATTGGCCAGGATCGCGGCGGATCTGCCGGAGGGGCACCCGGTGCGCGTGGTGAAGGCGCCGGAGCCTGTCAAAGAAATGGTTTACCTGTGGGACTGACAACATGAATATCAAATCCCTTTTCAGCGAGAGCCGCGAATTCGTCATCGGGAGAATCACGGCGACATCGACCTACATCACCGGCAGTGTGACAACTGCCAGCGGCGCGGCCAAGGCTGCAACGCAAAACGGTGTTGCCCCTGACTGGTTCCCAAGCATCACGGTGGATACGGTGGTTTTACTGATTGGCGCTGCCTTCACGGTGGCCACCGGCCTTGTATCTATCTGGGCGAAGCGGCAGGACATGAAGAACAAGAGCGCAGAGCGTGCCCGCGCCGAGATCGATGCGGAGCACAACCGGCGCGCATGGATCATGGAAATGTTGAAACGCTACGGCGAAGCGGAGATGACCGCAATGTTTGGGCCGGACTGGCGTGGCTGTGACCGAACCAATAGGGGCGACCGTTGCGTGGCGCCATCGAATGATGCCGAGGTGGACGAATGAAAAGGGGAATCGCTGTGCGCGTGGCGGTCGGCGCGCTCACACTTTCCGCCGCCGGCTTCGGCATGTGGAAGGCTAACGAGGGTTTCAGCGCCACGCCCTACGTACCAACGGCGGGCGATGTGGCGACGATTGGCCATGGATCGACACGATACGAAGACGGCACGCGGGTGCGGCTGAGTGATCCACCAATCACCCGCGAACGTGCATCCGGGCTGGCCAGAAATCTGGCCAGTGAGGACGAACGCCGATTCATTCGCTCGCTGCCGGGCGTGGAGCTGTATCAAGGCGAGTTCGATCTGTACATGGATTTCCTCGGCCAATTTGGGTACGGCAACTGGATGAAGCCGCAGAGCCCGCGCATGTGGCTGTTGCGCGGTGACTATCCCGGCGCCTGCCGATCCCTTGAGGCCTGGCGCTTTCAGGCTGGCC